TCTTACAAACAGACAGGCAAAGTCAACTTACACGTTCCAGCTCATACATCAAGTAATTCATTTAGGCTCAATCTTAATCTACTTCAAAATGTTATAGACGAAAAAGGATTACGAGGTGCATTAGATTGGCTGAGTGAAACACAATCATCCAAGGCAATTAAAGATCAATACAAAATTAATACAGGTTATAAAGTTGACGTTGAAGTTCCCAACTCCACGATCTTTGGAGCAAAGCTTGGAATGTTTCATGCTAATCTTATGGGCCAACCTAACTGGTTAACTATGGATCGTTGGTGGTCAAGAACCTTTAATAGATACAGAGGTCAGATGACAATACAACCAACAGACACAGCAATGAAAGCATATAGAAAAGCAGCTAAAATACCTGCTTCTGTTCCTGATAGTGAAGTCATCGAAATGGCTCATGTACAAGCTAGGAAGTATGCAAAGAGTGGATATAAGAATAAAACCATCATAAATAAAAAAGCAAATAATGTATCTAAACAGATAAAAGGGTTAAGGAATGATCCTCAGAATGCAAGTGATCGAGCTTTTATGATGGATGTTACTGATAGAGTTGCTAAGGAATTACAAAAAGAATATCCTGATATGACTACAGCAGATTTACAAGCGATCCTGTGGTATGGAGAGAAATACAGAATGAAAGAATTTGGTAGTAGATCACCAGTTGATGTGCATGATTATTCAGATGTAGTAGGAGGTTTACTTAAACCAACCACACCTCCACCAATCACAGGACTACTGGATAATAAACCATTACCAAAACTAACAGGAATACTATAACAATTAATAATTAATGATATACTTACGCAAAAATAGGACTTAATATGGCACTCAATACATTTACAGCATTAAAAGCAAGTATTGCTGACTTCTTAAATAGAGATGATCTAACAGCAGTCATCCCTGACTTCATTTCATTGGCAGAAGCACAGATCAACAGAGATGTACGTCATTGGAAGATGGAAGCAAGATCAAGTGGACAGCAATCAAGTGGTGACGAATACATGCAGATACCTGCTGATTGGGTAGAAACAATTAGATTACATCTCACAGGCACAGGAACTACAGTAGTGAACTTAGTTTCTAGAGATAGCATGGCTGACAAACGATCAGCTAATGAAGATGCCACAGGAACACCAATAATGTACACACACGCAGATGGACAATTCCAATTGTACCCAACTCCGTCAGTTGACACAGACTTTGAGTTGCTCTACTATCAGAAGATTCCTTCTTTAATTAGCAACTCAGATAACTGGCTTTTGCTAGAAGCACCTGATGTATATCTCTACGGAGCATTATTACATTCAGCACCATATTTAGCAGAAGATCAGAGGGTAGCTATTTGGGCGCAGATGTATTCAGCCGCAGTAGCTCGTTTAAATGAAGTCTCTGAAGATGCTAGATATAGTGGTTCAGGACTTAAACTTAAAGTGAGGGGATTAGTATGAGTTTTACAAACTTTTTAGAAACAGAAATATTAGACCATGTATTTGCAGGGGCGGCTTACACAGCTCCCGGTACGAAATACTTAGCGTTGTTTACTGCCATCTCAGATGGTGAAGCAGGTTCGGTAACTGAGTTATCAGGTGATGCTTATGCAAGACAATCAGTTGCATTTACTACTTCAGGTAACACAACTTCAAATAATGCAGCAGTAGAATTTCCTACAGCTACAGGATCGTGGGGTACAGTTACTCATGTAGGAGTATATGATGCTTCTTCATCAGGCAACTTAATGGCTTATGCGACTTTATCGTCAAGTAAGGCAATTGCTACTGGTGATGTATTTCGAGTTCCATCTGGTGATTTAGATATAACGCTGAACTAAAACGAGCCAGTTAAATGGCTTTTGAATATAGCGAATCGTATTACGGGTTAAGAGCCTTTGGTAGTGGTGGTGAAGTAAGAGATGCTTCAGCCACAGTTACAGCTGTCTGTACCATTGCTGATGTTCCTTGGGCAATAGCTGTCGGTTCAGGTCAAATAACAGGTACAGTTACTGCAAGTGCTTCTTGTAGTGGTGAAGTTGTTATTATAGAAGATTCTTCAGAGTTCTCGTATGGCTCAGGCTTGTATGGTGCAAACCAGTATGGAATAGAAAACCTACAAACCATAGTATCAGCAACATCTTCTATAGCCAATGTCACAGGTATTAGAGTAAGACTTGCTACTGGTATTGTTGCAGCAGAATCTGCTACAGTTACAATAGGTGGTTTTACTGCAAATGCAGCAGCCACAGTTACAGCAACTTCAACTGTAGCTTGTAGTGGTTTGATTGTTGCAATAAGAAGTGCGACTGTTACAAGTGCTTCTACAATAACAGCAAATTCAACTTGCACGTTTAACTTTACAATACCGATTACAGTCACTTCGACTACAACGTGTGCTGCAGAGGAGTTCTTCCTAGAAGAATCTGACACGATGGTCTATGGACATGGACTGTATGGTAGACAGGTATTTGATCAATCAGACATACAAACAGTTGTGTCTGCTGTATCAAGTGCAACAGCTACTTGTAATAGAGTATTAGCAACGACTACTGCTACTGTTACTGCAGCAGCTGCTATATCAGCACAAGGCAGAAGAGTTCCTGAAGGTTCTGCTTTAATTAACGGAACATCGACAACTGTAGCAACATCAACAGGCAATGGTTCTTTAGTTAGAACGAGTGGTGCAACAGCTACTCCTGAAGCAACGATTACAACAGCAGGTCAGATAGTAGGTGAAAGAAGTGCGACTGTAACCGCAGCCGCTTCAAACACAGCTAGTGCTGTAACTGTGGTGGCAGCAGCAGCTACACTAACAGCAGAAGCAACCATAGCCGCAGTTTGTAATAGAGTCAGGTTCGGTTCAGGCACACCAACAGCAGTTGCGAGTATAACTGTATTAGGATTTGCTACAAGAGGTGGAATTGCATCGTGTACTCCGTCTGCATCATTAGTTGCAGACTCAGAAAGAATTCATCAACCAAGCGTTACTTGTCTACCAGAAGCAACCATTACAGCAACTTGTAATAGAGTACAAAATGCGTCAGGTATTGTAAGTTCAACTTCAGGAACAGCTACAATTGGTAGAGAGAAATGGGAAATTATTTCAGTAACACCTATAACATGGACACAGGAAACAAACGATTCGGTAACATGGACACAAATAGCGGCATAATATTATGGCATTAATACCACTACAATTACCACCGGGAATACATAGAAACGGAACAGATTTCGAGTCATCCAATAGATGGAGAGATGCTAGTTTAGTTAGATGGCACGATGGTTCACTAAGACCAGTTGGAGGATGGACAAGTAGGAAAACGAGTGCATTTGCAGATGCACCTAGAGCTTTGATTTCGTGGTTGGACAACTCAAGTGATTCATATTTGGCAGGTGGTACGTACAACAAATTGTTATATATCAATCCTTCACACACAGTTTATGACATTACACCTTCAGCATTGACATCAGGTGATCTGCATGGATCATTAAATCTAGGTTATGGTGGTGGTTTTTATGGTGTAAGCAATTATGGTACAGCTCCTATAAGTTCAGGTATTTACGCAGAAGCTACAACATGGGCATTGGATACATGGGGTGAGTACCTTCTAGCGTGTTCGTCCAAGGATGGAAAGATTCACGAGTGGCAACTCAATACAAGTGTAGTAGCTGCAATAGTCGCTAACGCACCTACTGGCAATAAATCTATAGTAGTGACTGAAGAGAGATTCGTCTTTGCCCTCGGAGCAGGTGGTAATCCTCGTAAGGTTCAATGGTGTGACAAGGAAGCGAACACAGTCTGGACACCTTCAGCTACAAACGAGGCAGGTGATATGGAACTTCAGACTACTGGGCAGATCATGTGTGGACTAAGAATGAGAGGTCAGACACTTATCTTGACAGATAACGATGCACATGTAGCTACTTACTCAGGGCCACCATTCATATATGGATTCGAGAGAGTTGGTACAGCCTGTGGTGTAGCATCAAGAAGAGGAGCAGTAGCAATAGATGAGGGTGCATTTTGGATGGGCCAGAAAGGATTCTTCACATTTGATGGTTCATCAGCTAAAGAATTACCCTGTGAAGCATTGGATTATGTATTCGATGACATTAATACTTCACAAATGAGCAAGGTCTATGCAGTCCATAATTCACAACATGGAGAGATATGGTGGTTCTATCCAAGTGCTACTAATCTTGAAAACAATAGATATATTTCATTGGACTACAAGGAAGGTCATTGGAATGTAGGTGTTATAGACAGGACAGCAGGTGTTGACATAGGTGTCTTTCAAAACCCTATATGGGCAGACGCAGATGGTGATTTATACAACCAAGAGACAGGATACATACATGGTGCAGTCAAACCTTATGCAGAGAGTGGCCCAATTAGTCTTGGAAATGGCGATACTATAATGAAAGTTACTCAGCTTATACCTGATGAAACGACACAAGGTCAAGTTAATGTAACATTTAAATCAAGATTCTATCCGAATGCAACAGAGACTACGCATGGTGCTTATACTCTGACGAGTCCAACAGATGTTAGATTTAGTGGTAGACAAGTAAGAATGAAGGTTCAGGGTGTAGGAAACACCAATTGGAGGTCAGGAGTGATGCGAATAGAAGCTAATGCAGGTGGTAGACGATGAGTGTAGCATCACCTCCACCACCATTAGGTAGTAACTGGAAGATATGGGGAGAGCGTATCAATAAGTTTCTAACCTCTACTAGAAACACATTACAGCACAAGGACTCAGATTCCAAGGCAACTGAAAATGGAATTTTGATGTGGGATGAAGCTGAAGGCACAGTAGTAGTATCAAAGAATGGTGCTTGGGTAAAACTAGAGCTTGATCCATGACTTTGCCTGAAGAATTAACAAGATGTAGAGAGTGGATAGAGTCTGCACTTAATAAAGGTGGTGATACACATGACTTTAAAGACATTGTGGATGGTGTGCAAAGTGGACACATGCAACTATGGTTAGGAGCTAAAGGATGTGCAGTCACAGAGATTATAGTGTATCCTAACAAAAAAGTTCTACACGTCTTTCTTGCAGGAGGTGATCAAGGACAAGGAATTGATCAAATTACAGACATGCACGATGATGCTGTTGAGTGGGGAAAGGCTCAAGGATGCGATGGTATGACAGTAACTGGGCGAAGAGGATGGAAAAAAATCTTACAACCTAGAGGATGGACTGAACAGTTCACAACATTATTAAAGGAGTTTTGACATGAGTGGTGGTGGCGGAAAGAGTGGAAGCGATGTTACAGAAACAACGATCCCTGATTGGATTAAAAACCCAGCAATAAATAATTTACAGAGAGCTGAAGATTTACAGCGAATTGAATATATGCCATATCGAGGGCCGGAAGTTGCAGCCTTTGATCCTAATCAGGTATCAGCATTTCAAAATAATGCAGATGCAGCAAGAGCCTTTGGTTTTAATGCTCCAACCGATGCTATGGCTGGAATGCCTGAAGCAACAACCTATGCAGGTGGTATGAGAGGCTACGACTCTATGTCCTTATACAATCAAGCTTTAGAAGATGTAAAAAATTTCCAACCGGGTGCATGGAATCAATATCAATCCTTATTTGGACAAAATGTACCTACAACTTCAAACCCTTACCCTGTTGGAAATCCAAGTGGTGGTGGAGCTGGTGGAACTGGGCCGGGTGGCAAAGACTTAACCTACGCTGAAACATTGGCTGAGATGGGTATTGATCCAGCAGATGCACCAAGCACTACATTCCCTAGTCCGGGTGATCAACCAAGTAACTATATTCCTGTAGGAAATCCTCATTTAAATGCTAGTAATCCAATGAACTCTCCCGGACATCCAAGCAATCAAAATTACAATTACACTCCCAAATCAACATTAGATACAACTATGCCTTATGTTCCTAGTGATGATGGAGCGTTTGATTATGGAAGTTCATTATCCAGTAGATTAGACAGTAAAGGAGCTACACCTACTTATACTGCACCTTATGAAAATCCAAATATTGGAGCGAGAGATATACACGCAAACACTAATTTAGATCGTAGTTTACAAGCACCACTTGATGAAATAATTGAAAAATGGAGACTAGAAAATATGGGAAAGTAGTTGGGAGTGAAGACTCCTCCATAGCACCTTCCATTATGAATGCCTCATTACTAGAAAATGAGAGTGGAATAGGTGACGCTAAACAATTTCTATCACCAATTGATAAAATGATTAAAATGAATTCCCTAGAGAAGACCAATCCAGTAATGGCAGATTTAGTTAAGAAAGGTGTATTAACTCTAGAAAATGTACCACTCCAACAAATAAGTCCTTTTGGTAAGACTGTAGGTGATATGACTTATCCTGTTACTGATGCAGAGTTAGATATTTTTAGTGGTGGTGATCCTGATGCTTATTTAAAGAGTCTAAAAGAAAATGTTGCTGAAAAAAATGATGCAGTTACTGTTGAATTACCCAAGGGTAGAAGTTTAACCTACGATGAATGGTTGGACAAGTATAAAAGCAATGAAGACTTATCGGGATCAGGTAATTTAATTCAAGATGTTGGTGCTGGAATGGGCAAAAATTTAAACGATCTAGTGAATATAACAAAAACTATTCAAGGTGGATATGGCAATCCTGACGAAAATTTCACTAGAGAGCAACTAATTGCTGGTATGAACGCAACACAACCATACAATAACCCATTACTAGATGCAAAAGGAGCTACACCTAATGTTCCACCATCAGCTTTCAATAAATTCCCTATGCAGTTCGCCACCAATGCTGGACAAATGGATAATAGAAACACTAGATTGTTGAATGACAATAGAGTTAAAACTGGTTTTAGTGGTAAGACTGCTGCTGATGTATCTAGTCCACTTGATAACTTTGGTCAAAACGAATCAGAAATGAATGTTATGTATAGGACTAACCCTGACTATAAAGTACATCCTTCTTATGGTGAAGCAAAAGGAATGAATGTAAATAATTTTCCGGGTTTCGGAAGAACTGGATTAGCTGACATACCTTATGTGGGTGGAGTCTTAGATAATATGGTTGGTGGTGTACAAACTGCTGCTATGGCTGGAGGTGATTTGATATATCAAGGAATACAAGCAGCTAAAGACAAAGACAAATCATTTAGTAATGTTATTCCATCAGCATTTGAACAAGCAAAAGGCTATGCATTAGCAAGATTCGATCCAAGTATAGACACAAGTAGTGCTAAGTCTATGTTTGATGCAGCAGCGTTGTTAGAACGTCAACCAAGTGCAGAAGCTATAAGAATAGCAAAAGAGAAGGATGCAGGAACTTTCATACCTAGACAAACAAGACCAGCAAAAGAAGCAGAAGCTAAGAAGAAGGTTGTGGAGAAGGTTGTGAAGAAAGTTGTGAAGAAAGCAACTCCTAAACGAGTTACAGTTAAATACAACCAAAACAAACCAGTAGTTACACAGAAAAAACAAAGTAGAGCTGGAGCTGGTGCAAGTAAACCTAAAGTAACTAGAACCACAGGAAGCAGAGGTGGTAGAGGTAATGTTGCAGCAAGGAAAAAAGTAGAAAAGAAAACCCAAAGAATAGGTGGTAGATATGGGCTTTAAACTAAGTATAAAAACGGAGAAAACATAATGGCTGGAAGAGCTGGAGCTGGTGGGCAGCCAGTTAGACCTAGACGAAATAGTATGAATGGTGGACAGTATGTTGATCCATTGGATCAAGGTAGATATGTAGGTAACCCTAATCATGCTAATCAAAAACAATTAATACAGAATAATCCAAACCTTTTAACTGATGCAATGAACAGACCTCAGCTAAGCACACCAGCAGGTTTTGCTCCTATCAATGATGCACCTAATCTTGGATTAGGAGGAAGACCACGTATACAAGATACAATGATGCGTAATCCTGATGGCACTCCATTTGGTGGAGGTGGTTCGCTTAGAAAGTTAGTACCCAATCGGCCAACGCTGGAAACAGGTGGTATGTTACCAATGCCATCGCCAATGCCCGGTCAACCTGATTTGGTACAACCAATTGCAGGAGCAATATATGGTGGAACAATAAATCCAGAAACTGGTAGAAGATTCCCTATAGATACTGGTATGGGTTATGAAGGCCCTATTCGCGGATCTGGAGCTGGTGGGATTCAACGATCTCAACAACCTGCTAATATAAATACTTTAGCTGCCGAAGGTATAAAAGGAGCTGGTATAGGAGCAGCCAATGCCATGGGATACACTCCTCAACAAGTTGCTGTAGCTGGAAATAGTGCTACAGTTAATCCAACTAATATTGTAGGATCAGATGTTGTAAATGCTAATGTAGTTGGTTCAAATGTCAATCCAGCACTTAATGCAGTAACAGGTAGTAATGTTGATCCATCACAATATAATGTAACTGGCTCAAATGTTGATGCTTCATTAAATAATGTTGTTGGTACTGATGTTGCTGGTACTGATGTTACTGCACAACAAGTAGGACAACAAAACGCAAGTCCTACAGTAATGGCTGAACGATTACGTGATACTAGCTTGACTCCTTACATGAACCAATATGAAGATGCAGTTGTTCAAGCTAATGAAGCTGACATCCTTCGTGGAGCAAACATGGGGTTAGATATGTTAGGCGCACAAGCTCAAAGGGCAGGTGGATTTGGAGGATCAAGACATGGTATAGCTATGAGTGAAATGGGTAGAGGTGCAGCAGAAGCTCTAGCAAGATCATCAGCAGGGTTAAGACAAGCTGGATTTCAGAACGCACAACAAATGGCAAATCAAGATATTGCTAATAATTTCCAATCTCAAATGGCTAACCAACAGGGAGGTCAATTTGATGTTAATACAAACATGCAAGGGCAGTTGGCAAATCAAGGAGCAAATTTACAGGCTTCTCAATTAAATCAACAGAATGCACTACAAGCTGGACTAGCTAATCAACAGAACGCACTACAAGCTAGACTAGCTAATCAACAAGCTGGTATGCAAGGACAACTTGCTAATCAAGCTAATGCGTTACAAGCACAAGGTTTGAATCAGCAATATGGTATGCAAGGCGCACTAGCTAATCAAGGTAACCTTTTACAAGCTCAAGGTATGAATCAACAGTATGGTATGCAAGGTCAATTAGCAAACCAAGGAAATGCCTTACAAGCTGCACTTGCTAATCAGGGTGCTGGTTTACAGTCAGGTCTAGCGAATCAACAGAATGCTTTAAATAGTGCTTTAGCTAATCAGAATTTTAATTTTCAAGGTCAGAGAGCTAATCAACAAGCTGGTCAACAAGACATCTCAAATAGATTACAAGCTGCACTTGCGAATCAAGGTGCTGGTTTACAAGGTAATCAACAACGAATGGGAGCTGCTAGTCAATTAGGAAACATTGCTAATCTTGGATTTAACATGGGGCAGACAGTTAATAATAACTTGCAGAATCAAGGTGCAATGCAACAAGCTCTACAACAGGCAATAATGGATGCTGGTCAGAATAAGTTTAACCAATGGGCAGGTCATCCAGCAGCAGGGTTAGGGTATTTAAATAATGCACTCACAAACACACCAAATGCAAATACTGTAACGGAGACACAAAACAAAGGATTGTTTGATTACCTTACATTAGGTGCATCAATGATGGGGAAATAATATGGCAATAGGATTAGGACAAATGCTCATAGGTGGCTTGTTAGGTCATCAAATAGGGAAAGGTAAAGGTTTAATGGATTTACTTGGAACTGGTGGTGACAAAGGAAAAGTTACAGAAGATCAAATGAATGCATATAAACAAAATATTCCTACACAAGTAGCTTCTACCAACCAACAACAAGGTGGTGGGATTATGAGTGGCATAGAAAATATGTTTGGTAATCCTAGTCAAGAAAAAATCGCAAGAATGGGTTTAGCTTTTAATTCTATGCGTATGCATCCTGATTCCAACTTAGCAGCTTCTTTTCAAAAGACTATAGACTCATCAAAAACAAATTCGAGTAGACAGGCTTTAATTACAGTATTGGAAAAACAAGGCAAGAAAAATGTAGCTCAATTATTAAGAATTGGAGCAATTACTGTTGCTGAGGCTTCTAAAGAATCACTTAAAAAAGGTACAGGCACAGATATTGAAATGGTTCTAAAATATCTAAGAAAACCACATGCTGATCCTGCGGTACAAGCCAAACTTGCAGATTTAGCTGAAATTGTAGAAGCTGACAACTCTATGAGTGACGAAGCATTTGCAGCAGCTATGGAACTAACTGGACTTACTGCTGACGCTAACAAACAATACGCATTAGGTCTTAGTGAAATCTTTACCCATCAAGGAAAAGAAGCAGTTGATGAAAATGGTAGGTCAAGAGAAGGTCAACATTACCAAATGCAAACCGATAAAGCTTCAGGTGAAACAGAAAAAGTATGGCTTGACTCGTTTGGTGAAACTCTTTTACAAAAACAAGAAAGAATAGCTAAACAAGAAGACTTAGTAAGAGATAAAGCTAAAGCTCAATCCATGGGCAATGAATACTATGCTGAAGCTAGAGAGTATCGTATGCAAGTTGACCAATTTGAACAGATTATAGCTACAATAGAAGATGGAGCTTTATCAGGGCAGATAGCATCGAGATTACCAGCTATGGATGCTGCAACTGCTCGTCTTAGAGGTTTAGTCAATGAATTAGGTATTAGCGTTATTAATAGTGCGACATTTGGTGCATTGTCTGAACGTGAAATGCAAATGGCAATGAGGACTAATATTAATGAAGGACTGAAGCCTGAAGAGCTAAGAAAAATGGTTATAGAACAAATAAAAGCAAGAAGAAAACTTGCTCAAGAGTATGAAAAAATGGCAAAAAGAGCTAAATTTGAGGGCGATGGCACTTGGTCTTCCTTTGTTAAACTTTCTATGGAAGAGACTGCGAGACATGATGCAGTTGTTTGGGAAGAGCTTAATGCATCTGAAATAGAGTCATTAGCACTTAGAGGTGTAGATCGACAAGATTATATGGATTGGACTTATGAACAGAGAAGAGCCTTATTTGATGGAAGAGATTAAATTATGACTACTAAAGCACAAGAAGATTTTATAGATTCATTAATTACAAGTCGTAAGATTGCAGAAATTACTCCTAATCAAATTGAAGTTTTAGATGCAATGGATTTAGAAATAAGAGATGAACATGATCCTCTCATGGCAGAAAAACCTAGTCAATTAGGTCGTTTTGCTCTTCAAGGTGCTACTTTTGGCTTTGCAGATGAAATAGAAGCTATGGCAAAATCATTAATGGATAGTGACGTAGACTACACAGTAGCACGTAATGAAATCAGACAAAAAATGGCAGAATATGCGAAAGACAATGGTGGAAAAGCATTAGCAGCAGAATTTGCTGGTGCAGTTCCCGGTACTATATTGGCAATCTTTGGTGGCCCGACTACTTGGGCAGCTTCATTAGCAAACATGGCTAAACTAGGTAAAAGTGTATTCAACGCTGGTAAAAGCACTAGGAGTATAGTTAACACAGCTAATAGATCAGGACTTGCAACTGCTGCTTATACTGTAGGTGCGAATGAAAAAGAAATGTTTGGTGAAGATGCAAATTTAGGTGGCTATGTAGAAGATGCAGCAAGTGGCTATGGTATAGGAGCTACACTTGGTGGCACAATAGCTGGATTAGCAAAACCTGTAAGTAAGTGGGTTGTTATGGGGATAGACAAATTGCGTGGTGGAACAGATGGAATGAGTAAAGCTGTAAGAAAAGAATTACAACGCATGGTTACAAAAACAGGTCTTACGGAAGAACAAATTATACAAAAAGTAGCAGATGGTGAAATTATTGCTGAAAATGCAACACTTAAAGAATGGATTAAACAAACTATGAAATTGGCAGATAGTGGAGTACCTCAAAAAACTTTGATGGATACTATGACAGGACATCCTAACAAAGCAGCTATACTTGACAAAAGTGGTAATATTATTGAAGAAGCACAAACATATAAGCCTAGTAGAAGCAAGATAACAAGAGATGAATTAAAAGATACTATGCAAGAGTCATTAGGTCGAGGATCAGGAGATGAAAATCTAATGAAGCTCCACTTATTAGACGATATTGAGTTTAGAAACATTGAAAGGGCAAAATACGCTACTGTTTTTGGAAAAAATAACCGAGAGCTAGACAAGGCTACTACCCAACAAGTCCTAAGAACTATAGAAAACTTTGCAGATGGAGCTGATGATATTAATGCAATGTTCAGGGCAAATGGCAACATAGTTCCTTTTTATAAAGTACAAAAGAATGGTTCTATTAAATTAATTAGACAACCTACTGTACAAGATGCTGAAATTATCTACAGATCAATCAGAGATAAAACAGATGAGTTGTACAGAAGTGGTAAAGGTAATTTAGGAAAAGCATTTCAAGATATTCAAGATGATCTAAAAGCTCAATTAGATATATATTCTCCTGAACTTGCTGCTGTGCGTTTAGATGCATACCATTTAAGAGTGGCTAGAGATGGTTACACATATGGTCAAAAACTACTAAACCAAAAACCTGAAGATTTAGCTCTAATGTTAGAAAGACATAAAGATGTTCCTAATTTTATGCAAAGCCTTAGAGATGGTTTCCTCGTAACTTTAAAGAACAGAGATTCAGCAGCAACATTTAGAAAGATAGCAGATGATAGAACTAATTTACAAAAAATGATTCTTGATATTTTTCCTGAAGATGATGTCGATAAAATTATTAATAAAGCCAATATAGCCACACAAGCTAATGCTGCTCAAGGCTATTTGTCAGGACAGGCTGGAGCGCAGACTAATCCTATGACTATGGCTGCACAAGATATAGTACAAAATAGTGCTATTGCTGGTGGTGGTGATATTGGTGCAGTTGTTAGACCATTAATGAAAATGGCAAATGATGCTTCAATACCTGAAGCACAAGCAATGGAAATTGTTGCACTTATTACGGAAACAAACCCTGACTTAGTAAGAGAGGCATTAATAGATGCTAGTGCCATGAATAAGTTACAGATGTTAATGGATGGGTTCATTACCAAATTTGTTGGTGAAGTTGGTGGAATAAATACTGCTAAAATCAAAGGTACTGATATAACACAACATGTTGAACCAGCTACTGGTGTAATGGATTGGACTCAAGGATTGTTAGATCAATTTGTGAACATGGGAGCTAGGTAAATGGCAAAGTTAGAAAAAATGACTGAAGACGAAGTACAAGACATAGGAGCTGAAGCTGTCAAAAGTGCTATCAGCTTTGTTGAAAGTGAGATAGCGTCAGATAGGATCAAGTCTCAAAGATATTTTGAGGGAGAGGTCGATATTGGACAAGAGGATGGTCGCTCTAAGATTGTTGCAACCAAAGTCAGAGATGTCATTAGAGCTATTAAACCTAGTCTAATGCGTGTTTTCTTATCTTCAGAGAATCCAGTAGAGTTTGTTCCGAGTAGCCAAGAAGACGTAAAAGGTGCTGAACAGGCTACTAAATATGCTAATTATCGCTTTAATGAGTTAAATGGCTACACATTGCTTAACGATGTAATACACGATGCACTCGTCAAAAAGACAGGTATTCTTAAAGTTTGGTGGGAAGACAATACAGATCAAGAAATGTTCTCTTATTCAAACGTAACAGAAGAAGAGATGTCTGCTATTGTAAATGAGCCTGATGTTACAGTTATTGAACACTCAACAGAGATGTCAGAAATGACAGATGCTAATGGTATGCAAATGGAAGTACCAGAACATACATTGAAAGTTAGCTATACCAAGAAAAAAGGGAAACTTAAAATTGAAGCACTACCTCCTGAAGAATTTATTGTAGATCGTAATGCTAAGAGCGTAGACGATGCTTATATTGTCGCTCATAGGACAGAGATGCGTGTGAGTGATCTAGTACAGATGGGATATGATTTTGATGAAATTTCAGAGCTTTCAGGTCTTAAATCCGATGATACGTTTACAGATGAAGAAGATTTTGAACGTAAAGGCTACGAACAAGATGAAGAGGATACAAGTGCAGACCTTAGTATGAAAAAAGTAGCTGTTACTGAAGCCTACATGAAGATAGACAAGGAAGGTACAGGAATCGCACAGATGTATCGCTTACTTATGGCTGGTGGTGACAATAAACTACTTGAGTGTGAGCCTTGGGGTGAAATACCATTCGCAGTTTTTGAAATTGATCCTGAACCTCATACATTCTTTGGTAGAAGTGTAGCTGATCTAATTATGAACGATCAGGACTCATCTACAGCAATGTTAAGAGGAATAATGGACAACGTAGCACTCACAAACTCTCCTAGACAGGGTTATGTGCAAGGACAGGTCAACGTAGACGATCTAATGAACAACGAGATTGGTGGTTTAGTGAGATTAAAGTCTCCCACAGCTCTAGTAGACATTGCAACTCCGTTTGTTGCAGGTCAAGTTTTAGATGCAATTCAATACATGGACATGACTGTAGAATCGAAGACAGGAGTGTCAAAAGCTTCTCAAGGACTTGATCCTGATGCTTTACAGAACACTTCAGCAACTGCTGCAAGACTTCAAGCTCAACAAGGATCAGCTCAGATAGAGGTTATGGCTCGAAATCTTGCCGAGGGTGGAATGAAGCGTTTATTTAAGCTAATGCTACACCTACTGGTAGAGAATAGTTGTGAAGAGACTATGATGCGACTACATGGCGAGTTTGTTCCTATTGATCCACAGGTTTGGAATACTGACATGGATGTTACGATCAATGTTGGATTAGGAACTGGTAGAGAAGAGACAAGAGCGATGGCATTACAAACAGCTCTTACAATGCAGATGCAGATATGGGAAGCTTATGGATCATCAAATGGTTTGGTGTCTATGACAGGTATTAGAAATACTCTTGGTGATATGTTAGCTATATCAGGCATTAGAAATGTTGATAGATACTTTAACCCAATGACACCTGAAACTGAAGCACAAATAATACAAATGCAAGAACAACAAGATGCACAAGATGAAGAAGGACAAATATCAGATGGGGAAGCTCTTGTACAGGCTGAACAGTATAAAGCTGACAAAGCAATGGAGATGCAACAACTTAAACTTCAAATTGAAGCTCAGAAAGCTATTGGACTTGATGATCGTGAAAGAGACAAAAT